GTCGTTCCTGATATCCACCCTGCTGCGAAAGCACCCTGTGCCGTGGTACCCGAGGTTGACACATTGGTCCCCACGGGCATGATCACGCTACCGATCGTTGCCCTACCGAACTGAGGGTACGAGACGGTCTCGGCCCTGAAGCTGGCCCCACAAACGATACTCAATGTGGAATGTCCCGTGCCGACTTCAGCCGTGCCCGAGCCATAATTGGGTACAAGTGCGGTAGGGCAGGGGTAGTTATCCTCGAATAAGGGCATCCCCACCCACTCGCCAGTTTTGCTGAACGGATTCTCCATCTCCTTAACGTATGCGAGAATCTTGGGATCCACAGTGGATCCGTTCTTTTGGGCCGCTTTGATCAACGTCCTAACTCTGTCCAGATCTTCCTTGGAGCTCTTAGACTTCGCGTTCTTCGGGTATCCCCTGTTGCGTGGCCGTGTTGCCACGATCTTGTTTGTGTTCTTTGACATAACAGAATTCTCTTTTGGTAAGACACTATTTTGTTGCGGGGACCTCGTCCATTTTAATATTAGGGCTGCGACACACCCCATGATGATTCCAAGGTCGGCACCCAGGAGATCATTATGGATCGGGCTAGATAGGCTGCAGGGTAGAGCAATTACGGTAGACGCCCTGTCTTCATACTCCTTTATCTGATGGAGAGTTATTCCGTAAGTCATCTCGAACCAAGCGTAGGTAGACTCATCTGGCTTGGGAAACTCATTCCCTCCACCTACGTGGAGGTTGTACTTAATTTCCCTAAGTTCTTTGGTCTCACCCACGCCCAAGATTCTACTCTGCTGCTTGATGATGGCCCCCATCAGGGGGACGTTCTTGTACGCTTGGTACGCATTGAGAATTGAGCGAAGCTCCACTTCTGTACGCGGTCTTGATATCGACCACCCGCTCCTGGCAATATACCGTCCAGGTTTGGGCACCATGTAGTACTTACCTCCGACCGGGATGAAGCGGCAGCTGCAGAAATCAGTGTCACCAGGGTCAACACTAACGCCAACGGTGACGCTCATGCCGAATCTGGCCCACTCTGTTTTAACTACCTCTTCAACCGCGCTATGGTCCTGCCAACTATCCATGGCTAGAACTGCGCGCGCTATTTCGAGTGACGCCCCCAGGTTGCCGCAATTGGTTCCTATGGACGTCAGCTGCTCACCCGAGTCTCTCATCGGATTAAGCTTCCCAGTGAAAGATATTCCATCCTTGCAGAAGGCGTTGCCAGAGATACTCGTTGTGATACCCTGGTGTAGACTACGCCCTACCTCCTCCCAGCTAGCCACGGTTCTCGGGTCATCCGTTGAATATTGGACTCCCGAGTAGCCGCCCTCACGGGCGAGCTCCAGAAACATAAACCGCTCGGCGCGCAATGGCTCCTCGCGATAATGAGCATCCCATCTCGCTGCATCCGCGCAGATACCTATGATCTGTCCATCGCGGATTACGAGCATCCAGTTGTCGTCGCCAGCAACGGCCACCCAGACAGAGGTCCCTCTGTGTCCGATGGCGTCTTCAAGTGCGGCGTTGACGAACCGCGTCATTCTGGCTGCTTGGGACAGCTCAGGTGACTCATCATCCAACCCACTAAACACAAGGGCGTGAAGTCTAATGTTATCCTTAGTTACATGCATAGTGTTGCCATTGAACACCTTGCAAATCATCTTAGCAATTCCATGAACTAAGGGACCTTCAGTTACCTTCGTAGTAGGGTCGGATGGTGGGATGATGACTCTCGGATCTTTAAGAGAGTCATTGTCAACTTCCCCTAGCTCAGCCGAATGGTTGAGCTCCTTCTTGAGGAAAGGGTTCCTGTGCGGGGCCGTCCCACGGCCGTCGTACAGATCATTGAACCCTTTTATATTGTCTTTCTTGCGCCTGCCGTCATAGCGGCTATTCCAATCAACAAAATAAGGGAAG